GTTCCGGTTTGGGAAGGGTGGCAATGACCCGGTTCATGAGACAGGCGGCTGCAGCCCGGCGACCAAAAGAAAAGCCCGACACGTTGTCAGGCAGATCCAGTTCACCGGTGTAGAGCACCTCGTCACAGAAGCCGAGTTCTTTTGCCTTCAGGGCGTTCATCCAGGTCTCGCCATCCATGAGCTTCGACAATTCGTCCCGACTCAGGCCCGTCTTGATCTGGTAGGCATTGATGATGGATTCCTTGACTTCATCCAGCAACTGGATGGCCTTCCGCATTTCCTCGGTGTCACCCATGGCCATGGTGAAGGGATTATGGATCATCATCATGCTGGTAGGGCTCATGCATACCTTCGTGCCCGCCATGGCGATGACGCTGGCAGCGGAAGCAGCCATTCCGTCGATCTGCACGGTGACGTCATGGGGATAATCCATGAGCATGGTGTAGATCTGGCTTGCCGCGATGCAGTCACCGCCGGGCGAATTGATATGCAGGGTAATGGGGCCATCCCCGGAGAAGAGCTCTTCCTTGAACATGGCGGGCGTGATATCATCGGAAAACCAGCTTTCCTCGGCAATCACGCCTTCCAAGTACAGGGTGCGGGTCTCATCTTCGTTTTTGACCCAGTTCCAGAAATGACGCATGGGATCACTTCCTTTCGCGTGTTCTCTGTTCCGCTGCCTGCGTTGTATCAGCGGAACTCTGTGCCTTCATGGCGATGGTGATAGGGATCATGTTGCCATTGACCAGATAAGCGTCGCCGCCCTGGTCGGCAGGGATGGGATTCTGGTTTTCCAACTGCCGGATATCGTTGGCGGACATCCAGCCGTTTTGCCGGGCAATGGCGTATCCTTCCATCCGGCTCTTGTAATCACCGCGCATAAGCCCATCCATATTGAACTGCACATAAAAGCGCCCCTTCTCCTGATCGGTGAAGAGAGCGCGGTTCATGGACTGCTCGATGCGGACGAGCCAGGGGCGAATGGTATGAACGGCAAAGTCGATGCTCTGGTGTTCAATGTTCGAGAAAGTGGCGTGTTCCAGATCCCCTACAAGGTGAGGTGGCACCCGGAAGATCCGGCAGATTTCATCCACCTGAAACTTTCGGGTTTCCAGGAACTGAGCTTCATTGTTGGGCACCGCCATGGGCTCAAACTTCATGCCTTCTTCCAGAATGGCCACTCGGTTTGCGTTTGAAGATCCACCGTATGCGCTGTTCCAGCTTTCACGGAGCGCTTTCGGATTCTTCACCGTATTCGGGTGCGTCAGGATGCCGGAAGGGCGTGCCCCGTTGGAGAAGAACTTGCTGCCATATTCTTCGGACGCGATGCCGAGGCCGATTGCGTTTTTCTCCAGTGCAATAGGACTGTAGCCCATAACGCCGTCAAAGCCCAGACCGGGAATGTGAAGTACATCTTCAGGAGACAGCATCACCGTCTGGCCGGTGTTGGTCATATATGTGTAGGTCAGGATGCCGTTCTTATCCCGATCTACCGTCATCTTGTCCGGCAGTAGAGGGTACAGACCGGTGATCCGGTTCCGTCCTGTCCGGATGATCTGACAATAGCTGTTTCCATAGAGCAGCAGGTGCGCAAGCATTACCTCGCGCAGGACGAAGGACGTCATCTCCGTGTTCGACTCATCATGGAGCAGGCGATACAGCGGATGATCCGTCGCCTTTTCGTTCCCGGATTCCTTCGCTTCATACACTCCCAGCGGCAGGCTGGCAACCGTCTCAGAGATGACCCTGACACAGGCGTATACCGTGGAAAGCTGGATAGCGGTCTGGGCATTGACTGCCTTGCCTGCGCCGCTGGTGCCGAAATAAAAGGTCGACGCGGTGCTGACGCTGTCCTGGGGCTTGTCCCGTGCACGGAACAGGGCGGTGAAGGGGTTTTTCATCGGTTTCTAACCTCCTGATTAAAAGTGTATCCAAAAATTCCTTGACAACTATCTATGAAGCGCGTATACTGTGCTCAACGGATTAAATGGATATCCGTTAAAAGGAGGACAGTATGGCAGGAAGAGGAAGACCCAGCGTTGAAGACAAGCGGGATAACCAGTACCGTGTCCGCCTCAACGATGAGGAAGAAAAGATGCTGACTTACTGCAGCCTGACGACCGGAAAGCCAAAGTCGCAGATTTTTCGGAAAGCTCTGGAGGAGTATTACAACATCGTCCAGTTGAATGAGCTGAACCGCCAACGGGCTCTGGAAGATATGGACATGATGGATCTCGGCGGCATCAGCTTGAAACGCGTCATTGATTGTCCTCATTGCGGGCACAGCAACATGATCGATCTGGAGGATTATGAAACGTCCAGTTCCTCTACCGAACGTCCCATGGGTCCTGATGTTCTGCATGAATTCGACTGCGATGACTATGAGTGCGCCGGCTGCGGTAAGCCGTTTCGAATAACCGGATACATCTCAGAGTATCCCCTCGGCGCTTACGAACATGAGGAAATCAATGTGGAAGCCATTCAGACAGAGGAGGAACTGATGTAATGGCTGGTAATGAAATCATCAAATCGGGCAACGCGAATGACCGCAGTCTGCCTGCGGCTACTCGCGATAAGATAACCAGAGGGTTATCCAACATTAACAACGCGAACATCTCCAAAGCACTCACAACAGTTTTCCAGCAAGCTGATCTTGGTGCTGACTTTATTCGTCACCTTCAGCGGGGAAAGGTCTACCTGGCTGAAATCCCGAAGAAAATACAGCCGGACTTTGACGAAGGCAAGATCAAATTCATGACCCTCAAGGAAACCGGCGAGCAGGTCAGTGAGCTTGTCGGGCCGAACAACTTTGGTACCCGTAGCCATATGATCATCAAGGATGCGGATATTGTTCACAGTAATATTCCGCATGATCTTGCTACTATAGCGATGCAGCAGCAGTTGGCTCAGATGGCGGCGGTGCTTGATGAAGTTCGTTCCCGACTCATTGAGATGCAGCAAACGTATGATGAAAGCTTGCTCGGTGAACTACGCGGAATGCGGGATCTTCTGGCACAAGTACAAACCGTGAAGGATCTTGAAACCCAACGTGATCTGATAAAGGGCGCAATTGTTCATCTCAACAAAACGCGCGGAAAAATAACTGAGCGTTTGATAGCAGAGATGAAGAAGATGCCCGAAGTTCCTGCTTCAGCTTTCAGACGCGTGTTCAGGACATTTTGGAAAGAGGGCTACCGAGACAACGTCGTTTCTGGATATGAGAAGATCCAGGAGCTATTTGGGTATTATCTGGCCGCTTCTCAGCTGCTTGCGTATGCGTATGCGCTGATCGGAGAAGAACAGGTTTATGAAACAGTTTTTACTCCTGATGGTGAACTGGAAAACGACCAGTATTTCAGCAATTTGATTCATAGCGAGGTAATGGTTGGCGTTGAAGGAGAACGTTGGTACAGCAATCCTCAAAGGTATCTGGGTTATGTTCAGAAGGAAGCCCACAGGCTTTTCTTCGAACAATCGGACGTAATCAAGATCGAACTTACCGGTGAACAACTATTGGAGGCAGCAGAAAATGTCAGAGCAGAAAGAGAAGAGCACGAAAACGAAGGTTAAGGAATTTGCCTATAAGGCAGTGTCGAAGGTAGGCCATGGAATTCGAAAAGCCGGGCCATATGCACTCATGGTTATTGCCGCTGTCGCTGGCGCAAAGCACTTTGGCGGTGGTAACAACAATTCCCATAAAGCGTAATCTTAATACCCGCTTCCTGTTTTTCGATCATGGCATTCCTTACAGAGCGGTTCCCAGTTGGCCTGATCCCAGAACAGCCGCTGGTCACCCCGGTGCGGAATGATATGATCCACCACGGTTGCAGGGACGACTTTGCCCTCCGCCTGACAGAAGGCACACAGCGGATGCTGCTTCAGGAAAAGAGCGCGGGCTTTACGCCAGCGTCTGTCGTACCCACGGGCATCGGCACCGCCGCGCAGCCTGTCGCTGCTCCATTCCATATGATCCTTACAGAACACCTGACCCTGCTCGCAGAAACCCGGACATCCGGGATAGCGGCAAGGTCTTCTTGGTTTTTGGGGCATTTTGCACCTCCGTCAGATAATCAAAAGTCCACGGGTATCGTAGACGGATTCGCAGCCCTGGTTCTTCATGGCCCTGTCCAGCGCCATGACCAGAGCGACCGCGCCGTCCACCTTCTCCGTGGATTTTTCCTTGTCGATTTTCAGGTTCCCGGCAGGATCAGTGCGCACGAAGGCATTGTCCATGTTCCACCGGAGTACAGGATGCCCACCGTGATTCAGCTTCCGTTCCAGCACGATGCGCATCAGTTCTTTGGTGGGCGGGCTCATGTCCCGGAAGCCCTGTCCAAAGGGCACCATGTTGAAACCGTCATCCTCCAAGGTCTGCACCATCATGGTGGCGTTCCACCGGTCATAGGCGATTTCCCGGATGTTGAACCGTTCGCCCAGCTTTGTGATGAACTGCTCGATAAAGCCGTAATGCACCACGTTGCCCTCGGTCGTATGGATGAAGCCCTGACGCTCCCACTTGTCGTACATCACATGATCGCGCCGAACGCGCAGCTGCATGGTATCCTCCGGGAGCCAGAAGTACGGCAGCACGATGTACTGCTCTTCGTCATCCCTTGGCGGGAACACCAGCACCATGGCGGTCAAGTCGGAAGTGGAAGAAAGGTCGAGCCCGGCATAGCAGGCGCGGCCTTCCAGTTCATACTCATTGACAGCGCCGCCGCATTCATCCCATTTGTCCATGGGCATCCAGCGGATGGACTGCTTGACCCACTGGTTCAGGCGCAGCTGACGGAACATGTTCTCATCAGCGGGTGTCTCTTGGGCCTTTCGGAAGGCATCCCGCACCTTGTCGATGGAGATCGTCTGATCCAACGAGGGGTTTGCCTTATACCAGTTTCGCTCATCCGTCCAGTCGGCATCATCCGGCAGACCGTAGAGCACAGGGTAGAAGCGAGGATCATCCTTCCTGCCTTCGATGATATCCAGGGCCTTTTGATGAACCTCCCAGCAGATGCTGTTCCGGTCAGTGCCTGCCGTCGTCAGCAAAAACCAAAGCGGCTGCTTCCGGGCATCGCCGCTGCCCTGGGTCATGACGTCATACAAAGCGCGGGTGGGCTGGGTGTGAAGCTCGTCGAAGATGCAGGCGCTCACGTTCAGGCCGTGCTTGGTGGCTACTTCGCTGGACAGCACCTGATAGATGCTTCCGGTTGGCTGGTACACCATGCGTTTGGTGCTGGGAATGATCTTGATCCGTTTGCTGAGCGCTGGGGACTGCTTCACCATATCAACGGCAACATCAAACACGATAGCCGCCTGCTGACGGTCGCTGGCGCAGGAGTAAACCTCCGCCCGCCACTCGTCATCGTTGCAGAGCATGTTCAGGGCGATGGCAGCACCAAGCTCACTCTTTCCGTTCTTCTTCGGGATCTCAATGTAGGCTGTGTTGTACTGCCTCATGGATGGATCATCGTCCCGGACGGTACCAAACACATCCCGGATGATCTTTTCCTGCCAGGGCAGCAGCTTGAACGGCTCCCCGTGGAATTCTCCCTTGGTATGCTTCAGGCACTCAATGAACTGCGTCACCCGGCGGGCTTTCGCT